GACGCGACCCACTCGCGTCTTTTTTAGTTGTGCTTATTGTATCATTAGGACAATGCCACCAAAACTGACCCCTAAACAGCTAGATGAATTGTCGCCCTTGTCGTGGGCGCTCGCCAATGGGCTTCAAAATGAGACCCAGAACCCCATTGAGTTCTACAAGCATAGATTTCTCATTGAACCGTTCGCGGATCTCCACCCAGACCAGGTCGTGAAGAAGTCAGCTCAGGTAGGGTTCAGTGTTACAGCCATTTTAAAGGCCGTCTGGCTCGCGAAGTACCACAAACTTAATATCATCTACGCCCTCCCCACTAACGACATCATCAAGGGCTTCGTTCAGCCCAAGGTAGATAGCTTAATCACCAGTAATCCGGCTATTAGAAAACTGATTACCACCGACTCAATGAGTCTCAAGCAAATTGGTGAGCGATTTATCCACTTTAAGGGCACAGGCTCCCAGCGTGAGGCCATTTCTACCAGCGCTGACCTACTGGTAGTCGATGAATACGACCGATCGCTCGATATGCTGGTAGTTAATACCTTCGACTCAAGACTTCAGGCCAGTGAGTACGCCTGGAGATGGAGGTTTAGCAATCCCAGTCAGGTTGGCTTCGGGGTGGACGCCCTTTATGAAGATTCTGACCAGATGCACTGGATCGTCACCTGTCACCTGTGTAACCACCAGTCGTGGATGGACTGGGAGCCAAACCAAAATGCGCTCCTGGCCATAGATCGCAACCATTACATTGACCAGGCCACCAGAACCTTCCGTTGTGGCGGCTGTGGGGCCATTATGAGCGACGCTGACCGCACGAATGGTAAGTGGGTGGCCAAATACCCCGAACGCAAGCACAGACGGGGCTACTGGATCTCACAGATGATGGCCCCTTGGGTATCGGCGTCACGTATTGTTGACCAATTTGAAGAATCCGGCATTGAGTTCTTCTACCAGTTCGTTCTGGGTAAGGCTTATACGCCCACCGACTTAATCGTAAACCGCGAGACAATCTTGCGCGCCTGTGCCCCCAGCATGATTCCCAAAACCAATGTCGTTATGGGCGTTGACCAGGATGCTTCCGGCCAATACTGGGTGGCTATGACCGGCCAGGGTATCTTTGGCTACGGCAAGACGACTTCCTGGGAAGAGCTCGAGCACCTGAAGCTCATGTACGGCGCTACTATCGTCTGCGACCCGGCACCGTTTCCGACGATGCCCAAGCTACTGGCTGAGAAATATAAAGATTTCTACTTATGCTATTTTAAGGAGAGCAAGCATCTAAATATCATCGACTGGAGAGGCAGTATTGTTTATGCAGACCGCACTAGATTACTCGACACGGTTGCGTCTGAGATCACCCAGGCGAAGCTACTCTTTAGACAGCGTCCGTATGAGCTCGAAGAATACATCCGAGACTGGTCAAACATTTATCGCACGACCGTGGAGGAAGCGGATGGACGCACTAAGTCGTCCTGGCTTAAAAAGGAAAATAAAAATAGCGATTACTCATTCGCCACAGCCTATGCCCGCGTTGCTCTGTCGCGTCAGCTAGGCGCTATGAGCTCTACGTTCATTGACGCCGAGACCCCAGAACCAACCAACACGACTACTGCCTGGGGCGATAAATCTGGGCACATTAAAGATAGCCTGTCGAGCATCGTTGAGGACACGTTGCAGGAGATAGATCTTTAGAGAACGGGTCGTCCGAAGGGGCCTGCGAAGAAGTACCACAGCCCGGCCAAAATGCCGAGAACGCTGGAGAAGTCTTCGAGGAAGTGGCCAATAGTGACGGCGACCTGGACTGAGAGCGCGGTCAAAATCGCTCCCAGCAAGATGCACACCAATGTCACGATGACGGCGACGACGACGGCTAAGATTAGTTTTCTTATCATGTTGTAAGTCTAGCACCTTGTAGCGCTTACAACATCGCTCCCAGCAAGACGCACACCAATGTCACGATGACGGTGATTATGACGGCTAAGATTAGTTCTCTTATCATGTTGTAAGTCTAGCACCTTGTAGCGCTTACAACATTTGTCAGGTATGATTTTTATCAAATGGAAGCGCCAGAAGTTACATCTGACGCCAATCTTGAGGATGACAGGCGTTACCGCTGTATGGTGTTGCTTAATCGTACCGATCGCCCCGGTGTTTTTACCTGGCACTGCCCGAGATGCACAATGCCAGTGGTCGAGCTTACCAACGCCGAGTTCGTGGCTATCACCGACACTATGGACATGGACTCGGGTAAACAGTCTGGTATCGGCGTTCGCTGTGACGGTAGATACCAAGGCAAAGGCTGTCGGATTTGGTTCTATTTCTCCCTTAATGAAGCCAAAAAGTCGTGAGGACACCTTACCAGGTTGGTAACGGCCCCTACGACGAGCTGTTCAATCAGGTCTATCTACCCGAAGAAGAGTACGAAGCCTTCAGCTTGTCCATGACCGATGACGTCCTGAACAAGATGCTTATTCAGTCACTGGATAAGAACATTGAGTTTTGGAATCGTGACCCCTGGAAGCTCCAAGAGACTGACGAAAAGAACGTCAAGTTCTTCTTAGGCGACCAGATGGATGCCAAAGAGATCAAGCGCGAGGGCACCAACGGCACCGACAACAGGCTGTTCACGGCCACTCGGGCGATTTTAAGTTATGCCACGGGGCAACTAGCTAAGCCTGAAGTATCACCGTCCAGGTCGGACGCCCAATATGTCCGTATGGCCCGCTCTATGCAGACGGCACTATATGAGCACGCTCTCCAGGAGCATGTAGATGTCAAAGTCCGCTCGGCCGCCACGAACCTGATTATCCGCAAGCGGGCTTTCCTGAAGCTCCGCTATGACCCGAATATGGGCGCATATGGCGACATCGTGACCGAAGTCTGTAACCCCGAAGACATCATTATCGACCGCAATGCCAAGTTCATGGACAACCCGAACATTATTTACCACCGGCTCAGGTGCTCTGTGGGTGAGCTGACGCTCAAGTTCCCCAATAAGTCAGCCGCTATCAAGCAAGCTTTTGGTATCAAGCAAGGTAGATTTACCCAGATGGCCAACTTCATCACCTATTTTGAGGGCTGGTTTAGCTACTACGACAATAAAGGTATCCCCCGCGAGGGCGTTTGCTGGTTCTTGCCCCAGTTCAACATGATCCTAGATAAGATGCCCAACCCCAACTGGGTCTACACGGGCAACGATGCCCAGGATAAACAAACCAACGTACTATTTGTACCGCCCAAGCCATTTGTCAGCTTCAATTACCTGAACCTGGGCCACTCATACATTGATGAGACGAGTTTGTTTGAGCAAGCCCGACCCTTACAGGAGCAGCTAAACCGCAGAAATAAGCAGTTTAATGCCAACGTGGACTTCATGAACGGTCGCTATGTTGGCTCTAAGAGCGCTTTTAGTGAAGAAGATGGCTATAAGTTCGTCAATCGTGGCGCTCGTACTATGGCCCTGGTCGATAGCGACGATGTCGGTAAAGCTGTCCAAGTGCTGACACCAAGTACGGTCAGCCCTCAAGTCTTTGAGTCAGTCCAGGACTTCCGGCAAGAAATTGACGGCATGATGGGCACCCCGAGCATATTCCAGGGGGCGAACCCCGAGTCTAATGACACCCTGGGCCGCGATACTATGGTCAAGCAACAGGCCGGTATGCTCCAAGACGACCTGGTTCGGGCGATTACCGTGGGCATGGAGCGGTACTATCAGATACTTCTCCAGATGATGCGCGTGTACTACACCGACGACTACTGGTTTAGCGTTAAGGGTAGTGACGGCAAGCAGGACTTCATCATGCTTAACGGTGACTCAATCGACGCCAATGTGAAGATCACTGTTGAGACGGACAGTACGTTGCCCGTCGATAAAGAAGCTATCCGGGCTACCGCTATGGAGCTTGCGGCCATGAAGATGATTGACCCCTTAAGTTTGCTCGAGGATTTGGGCGTGCCCGATCCTGAGATACGCGCCGAGAGACTACTCAAGATGCAGATGCAACCGTTCGTTTATATGGGTAGCATCATGCAGGATCAGGACAATGCCGACGCCGAGCTCGACATTCAGCTACTTATTGCCGACAAGGAGCCGAGCGAGCGGGATTCTTACGACGAGCACTACCTGGGCTACTTCAACAACTTCATGACCTTAAACCGCTTCGCCATGCTACCGCTGGAGGCCAAACAGCGCCTTGTCAGCTTCTTGGCCCTCGTCCAGCACCAAGCAGCGCAGAGTGCCCAACTCCAAGAGGCGATGCCGGATGCCGCTGGTATGCTCGACGCGCCGCCGCTCTACCCGCCCAAGACGACCGTCAGGCTTATGGGCCAGGTCGATCCCAATGCCGCCGGCACCTTGGCTTCCGGCTCCTTGCCACAGACTCCGGCACCTGGCGTCCAGCCACCCGTTGGGCCGATGCCTGGCGAGGATGGTGGTTCATCCCCACAACCGGCCCAACCAGCACAACCTGGGCCCAATGCTTAAGCTCGTAGTACAATAAGTTAAATACAAGAGGATTACCCCATGGAAGAAGATGAAGTTGTAGAAGTAGATGATGGTTCCAGCCCTGGAGGCACCAGTATCTTAGAGCGTGAAGAGCGAGCTCGTGGGGAACAAGCACCGACGCCTAAGATCGTGCGAGCAGCCGATGAGGCAGGCGAAGACGACGAAGATGAAGATGAGGACGAAGAAGATGAGCCGATTACGCGAGTGGCTACGCCGGTGGCTCCGACGCTGGCCGACCCCGGCGAATATGTACCGAACGACTACACTTTTGAGGTAGTTGTCTATGACGGTCAGGGCAAAAACGCCCGAACCCACAAGATCAAGTCTGTTGACGAGTGGGACGAGCTACTGGAGCGTGACCCCAATTTAGGGAGCGCCAGCGCCCTTCTAAAGGCTCAACGAGCCGCCACCAAGATGGAAACGAGCCTGGAACGTGACAGGCGCGAATATGATGGCAAGAAGACCGCTTTTGAGCAAGAAAAGGCCAGTGTTGCCACTCGCCAAGCCGCTACCGACACGATGGTGAGTGAGATCGGCTACCTCCAATCTAAGGGTAAATTACCTCAAGTAGACGCCAAGTATGTCGATGCTGACTGGAGCGACCCCGAGATCGCTAAACAGCCAGGAGTGCGGGAGCAACTGCGGCTCCTTAACTACATGAGAGATGAGAATAAAGCCCGTGTTGCTGCCAAACTCAAGCCTATGACCAGTATTCTCGATGCCTATAACGCCTATGTGGCTGACGGAGCCGAGAAGGACAACGTCACCAGAAAACGTACAGCGGGTGCCCAGCGTAAAGCGGCCGGTGCCCGAGTCGCCAGTGTGTCTAGTGCGCCGGTTGGTGCCGCACCCCCGGGGGTTAGCGTGGGTCGTGGCGGATCGCTACGCGACCTCGGACGCCAAGGCTTCTAGTTGACACCGTTACAACACTAGTAAATACTAGATTTTAGAGGAAAGCCCCGACCACGTTTGTGGTGCGGGGTATTTCTATGCCCCTCCTGATATGCACTTAAGGAGATCATCTAATGTCAGCAACAGCCCAAAACGACCGTGTAAATAACATTACGCTTGAGGACATCAACGCTAAGGTTGTTGACACAGTTAACCGATCCAGCGAGATCATGAAGCGCGTTGTGGCTCGGCCGCAGGCTTGGAATGGTCGTAGCTTCCAGTCCCCAATCTTCACCAACAACTCAGGGCTTGGCCAGACCTTCAAAGGCGCTGAGACCTTCTCTACCGACATCGACATGAACACGGTCTCGATGACCTGGTATCCGACTGGATACGCCCAGCCCGTCGGCATCTCCACCGTTGAGCGCTCCATCAACTCGACCCCCGCTGGCGTCATCGACATGTACCAGGTGAGCTACCAGTACGCCCAGAACTCGATGATTACCAACCTGGCCGCCATCTTCTATGGTCTTGGCTCGGGCAATAACTTCGACGGTCTCGCCCTCATCGTGGATGACGGTACTAACACCAGCTCTTACGCTGGCCTAACCCGCGCCACCTACCCGACCATTAACGCCGGTAACACGACAGGCTTGATTGTCGCCTCAGCTGGTGTGCTGGATCTGGCTACTATGGCTTCGGCTGACGACGCGGCCACCATCTCAGGCGATGTGTCTGAGACGCCGAACGTGCTCATTACCAACCAGACCGTTTGGAGCCTTTACGACTCACTGCTAGAGCCCACCTCACGCGCTAACTACAACGAGCTCGGTGGTTCGTTCATCGACGGCACTACTGGCCTCAAGCAAGCGGCCAAGCCGAGTGACGGCCTCAAGTTCTCCGCTGGTGCCACTAGCGTCAGCTACCGTGGTAAGCCCATGGTTCGTGACCAGAAGTCCCCGACTGGCGACCTGTGGTTCCTGAACGAAGACTGGTTTGACTTCAAGAGCTTGAAGCTCAACGGCCTGAACACCATCGCCACGACCGAGTCGGTTGTGAACGGCCCCTACGACGACTACTCGGTGAGCGCCTTCCAGTTCCGCGAAATGCTCCAGCCGGTCAACTCACTGTCTGAAGTCGGAGTGTTCGTCATGTACGGCAACATAGTCTGCCTGAACCCCAACAGGAACGAGTTAATCACGGGTATTACCACAACTTGAGTCTGATCTCTGGTGATTAGCCAAACATAGTACTACAATGGGCACATGGCAAAACGTGTATCCCTCACCAAAGAACAACTTATAGACCTCTATGTTAACCAACGTATGTCCTACCCCAATATCGCCAAGTTGCTTGATATTGGCACAGCTACAGTTTGGCGTCATCTAAACCTACATAACATTCCTATACGCTCCCACGCCGAAGAAATGCGTGGCCGTACTCTAGCCCCAGAGCACCGCGACAAAGTCGTCAAGACTTTGAAGTTTGGGCTGAAAGGTGAGGATAACCCCGGCTGGAAAGGCGGTAAGAGCTGGAGGGGGCGCAGTAAAGAAGCGGCCTACCGTGTAATCTTAGTAGACGGTCGTTACGTGGCCGAACATCGTTACGTGGCCGAACAGCTTATAGGGCGCAAGCTTCATAGACGCGAGCATGTCCACCATAAAGACGGCAACAAGATGAATAACAGCCCAGACAATTTGCAGGTTTTAACGGCCACAGAACATGCCAAGCTTCATATGACCGATGACCATAAGGCATACCTATCTCGTAAGTCTACCGAGGCTAGGGCTGCTAGGTTTTGGTCCACCAAGAGACAACCACCGGTCTAGCACAACCATAATTTAGCTATTGCAATCAAAACGCTAGTTCTATACAGTTAGTTCCAGAGGAATCCCCACGGATACATTTCGTAATCCAAAGGGATTTTTATGTTAGCTGCACGACAACAGATTTATGACCAGGACGCCCGCACAGTATTCTTAAACGCCAACCCAGGCCAGCAAAAGCTTGGTCAGGTCGCTGAAACGCCTGACGGACGCGCTTACCAGTATGGCCTCGCAGGTGCCACCAACCTCGTGGCGGGTTCAGTCACTTCACCGGTTGCCAAATCCACTAACTCAGTGGCACAAACCGGTACTGCTAACGCCATCGGCACGACCGCTATCACTTACACGGTAGGCGCGACTGCTATTACCGCAGACCAGTTCAAGGGCGGCTACTTCTGTGTGACTACCGGCCCAGGGCAGAACGTTTACCTGATAGTCGGTAACACTGCCGTTGCGTCTGCGGGCGGCTCTATCACGGTCACCATCGCCGATGGAGGGTTAACGGTAGCTACTACCACGAGCTCGCTCTTCACGCTCTTGCAGCATCCACAGGCTAACGTCGTCATTCAGCCAGAGGCGTCAGCCCCGAACACAATCGCGGTTGGAGTGCCTAATGTGGCCGTTACTGGGACTTACTACTTCTGGAACCAAGTCGGTGGTTACTGTTCCGTCCTCGCTGACGGCGTAACCGCGAAGGGAGCTT